CCGATAGTTTTTCTTGGAATAGATCCATTTCGTTCATAACCCACATAAAGGTCGTCAAATCCATCAGTACCAAAAGCATCATAAAGACCAGGAACATCGTGGGGAGAGAAGAGTGTGATTTCTTCGTTGCGGATAAATCGTTCATAGAAGATTTTGCTGATTTGAATGGAATAGTCCAACTTGCGAACACGATTATCCTCAGTTCCTTTATTATTTTTCAGTACTAGAATGTCCTTTATTTCTTGATGCCAGATAGGAAAGTGGACTGTAGCAGAACCACCTCTGATGCCGTTTTGTGTGCAACTTCGTACAGTTGCTTCAAACTTTTTAAGGAAGGGGATAACACCTGTGTGTTGTACCTCTCCGCCTCTGATTTTACTGTTGATGCCACGGATTCTGCCTGCGTTGATACCGATTCCAGCTCTTTGAGCAACATATTTGTAAATAGCCAAATCAGAGTGACCGATACTATCGAGGGTGTCATCAATATCAACGAGAACGCAAGAAGCATATTGCCTAAGTGGTGTTCTGACTCCTGCCATGATTGGCGTTGGGATGTTGATTTTGTGCTTGCTGATTGCGTCATAATACCTCTTAACGTAGTCTAAACGTGTTTCCTTTGGATACTTAGAAAAAATAGTGGCGGCAATCAAGATATACATGAACTGGGGAGTCTCATAGAGATCTCCATTACTGCGATCCTGAACAAGATACTTGTCTACAACCTGCCTTAGTCCTGCATAGGTAAACAGATAATCTCTACTATGATCGATAAATGATTGAAGTTTTTCAAATTCTTCTTCTGAATAGGCATTCAAAATTTCTTCATCATAAACCTTAGAGTCTACACATTTTTTAACATGCTCCAAGAGATTTGGAGATTCGTGCATACGACCAAAAATCTGTTTACGAATCGAAAATAGAAGAAGTCTGGCAGCAACAAATTGATAATTTGGATGTTCTAGATCAATTAAATCAGATGCGGAGCGAATTAAAATCTCCTGAACTTCAGCAGTAGTTATTCCATCATAAAACTGAATTCCGGATTTCATTTCAACTTGAGATGCGGATACTCCCGCCAAATCTCTACATGCCTCATCAACCATTATATGTAATTTATTCAGATCAAGATTTTCAGTATTTCCTGATCTTTTAACAACTGTTGTTCCGTTACTCATACCCTTTTCCATTCGATAAATTTGACTTTAGCTTCTAATCCTTTGTATGTATTTAATTTTAAAACATCCATGATGGAATGTCCTGAAATTGCCATATCATTAATATCCTTTTGTTTAATTGTAGATGGCCAAATAATGACCTTTTCTCCATTATTAATGCATTTTTCTATTCTCCTCACAATATCAATATTTCTGGGTTCATTATCATAAATCCAAACATAATCACGAATGCCCAACGACTTAAGATCTCCATCTGCTCCACATAGAGCAATTGAATTTTCTACAAAAGTAGAATCAAAGGGACCCTCAGTAACATAAACTTCTTCATTCAAATTGAGATTATTCAAACCATAGATCTTCGGAGAATCTTCATTTAACATCACGGTAATATATTTAACATTACTGAATCCTAGTGCTCTTCCCTGAAATCCAATCAGAGAACCTTCAAAATCATACAACGGTATTATAATTCGACTTTCATCTTTTCTTATAATATCAAAAGTTTGTTTTTGAGTATTAGTCCATTGTTTAAATTTTTCGGCGAAGTAAAATTGATTTGAGTCTAGAAGTCTAGACTCTAGATACTTTTTTGAGATTTCATTCTCCGATGCCTTTGGCAGATCTATCTTCTTCTTGAATATTGGTTTTTTAAAGTCAAATTTTGGTTCCTCTACAACAAAGTTCTTTCCGGTAAATCCTTGCTTAAATTTTTCTAATGAGAACTGTTTATATAAGGTAGGATCTAATTGCTTTAGAAAATTGTTAAAGGATAAACTTGCACCACAATTATGACATTTAAAATTTGTGTTATTTTTTACTGAATAAAGATATGCTCTAGTTTTGTTTTTATTTTTCTGGGAGTCACCACAAAGTGGACAACGAAAATTATAAAGATTAATTTTTATTTTTTTGAATTTTTCAAGTCTTGACGATAAAAGATTGATGTACTTATCGTCAGTTATATCCATAATTATCTCTGAGTCGTGATACGTTCCTGTATTGTAGCACTGGTTGATCTGGGTGTCAAGATGCCTCCGGCAAGTTGGGAAATTATAGTTGCCACAGCAACTGAGGTTATTATAACTCCGATTGCTTGCCATTTGAATTTAAATAGATCTTCAACTTTCTTCTCTAATTCATCAACTTTAGATTTCAATTCTAAATGTTCCTTTGTTCCATTGTTCTTCACATCATTAATTATAGTCATAATTATAGCGTCAGATTTTCCAGATTGTTCTATTTTTTCTTCATGAACAGCAAGCATTTTGCTGATATTTTGATTTGTCTCACTAATCTTTTCAATGGCAGAATCAATTCTACTCATCATTTGTTCGTATACATTAAGTCGTTCTTCGAGAACTGCTACTTTAGTATCTAGATGTGTAGATTGAATGTTCATCGGAATTATGGTTGTGGAGGTTTTCTTTTTTCTAACCAGTTTTTGCGGAATCCAGTTCCATATATGTATTTATTTTGTTTTTTTACTGGTGGAGTATCACCTGCTTCTACAGTTCCGGCAATTTTACCACCAGCAAGACTATTAGTTGGAGTCATTGCTACTGCCCCATCTTCACGAAGATTACGGATAATACCAATAATTCTATCTACTTTATCCATTAAATCTTTTGCAATTTTTCAGAACATTCTAGATCTTCTTCTATTATATTAATTTCAGTCTTCGGATAAGACGGCAATCGATTTAAAAATACCAGAAAACTTTTTATAGAAGGCCACAGTTCCTTTTCTAAATTATAAAAAAGTAAAGGAACTGCAGCATCATCAAAAACATTAAACAAAACAGTCAGATGATTTAAAATTAAATGAATTTTAAGTTCACCTGTATTTTTATAACGTTTCAGTAATCTTTTGATATATTTAATTCTCTTCAAATCATCATCAAAATCTTCTTTCGTCAATGCTTGAGGATTATCATAGAATTTTATAGCAAACAGCAAATAATTGCCTTCATTCAATTCATCAAATCTCATATATTATCAGGAATCTGGGTATACGGCATCATCGGCAGCGTCACCAGTAACAGTATAAGAAGCAGTTCCAGATGAAATTCCAGAGAACGCAACAAGAACTTCTGTCTTAACTCTCAGAGTGTTGTGCATATCCATATAAGTATGAACACCAACCCAACCAGCGTGTGCTGACTTATAAATGGAACTAGTGGATACTGCAACTGCTTGCTCATATTGATCAACACCATAAATTCCATTGGTTAACCCAGTTGATGTAGTTTGAATATTTGCATAGTTAGTATCTTCTAGAGTATAAATTGGTTTATCAGTTAGTGTGTATCCAACACCAGAAATTACTGCACCACTCAAATACTGTGTAGTGGCAATTGAAATAACTCTTTCAGAAGTAACACCAGAAATTACTGCCTGACCAAATGTTCCACCAACTCCAATAACAATTACTGTACCCGTAGAAATTCCTGCAGATCCAAATGAAGTTCCAGTTCCAGTAATAATTTTTGCTGTATAATCTACCGCTACCGTCCCAGGAGAGAAGATTCCATCAGCGTTTCCCCAGAGTGCCATTTTTTTACCTTTTACTATTTTACTTAATAATATTTATAAAAAAAGGAGATCTTCATTTAGATCCCCTTTAATTAATTTTAACTTAATTCAGGGTGTTAAATCTTTACCACCCTTTGCTTTTAGTTGTCCTTGGACTTGTAAAAGAATGAGTGAAAGAAGTCCGTTTGCTTTGATTTTTGGGATTGCTCCAAGTGTTTCCGAAACTGCAAAAAGAACAGTTGCGATAAGTGCTTGATTAGCGGTTGCCCAAGCGATAATTGCTGCGATTGACATAATGACCTCCTAATATATCTGTTATTATTTAGTAATAAATTATCTCATACTTGGGTTTCTACCACGAGCATCTAATGATGGGTGATTGTTATAATCTTCATCATCATATTCTTCTTTAGATTTTCTTTTATTCTCCTGATTTGCTTGTTGTGCCAGTATTTTTTTATTTTTTTGTCTTCCTAAATCAGCATCAGCGGAATTTTGTTGTTTTGCGAGATAGTCCATTCCCGGTCTTTTAGTTTTGGATCTCATAGAAGTTAAAGATGCCTTAACTCCAAGATGTGTTTCATCAATCACTTCACCTTCTGGTTCATAAGACATTTTAAGACCAATTGCTCTCAATTTGTTCTTAATTAAATTGCGCTTAGTTCCCATGGATCTTGAATCTTCTTCCCCATCTGTATTTTCAGAATCGGAACCACAATCAGTTTCTTCCGCAACTTTTTTTGCTGTTTTAGTAGCAGTTGCATACATTACTTCTTCACCACGTCCAGGATATCTTTTTTCAAAATCTGCTTTTTTACCTTTCATAGATTTCACTATTTCTTCTTTCTTTGAAGTTTCTGCACTAGTCAAAGTTTTTTCGCTGATTAAATTGAGGAACTTTCTAGTGGAAAGACTTTCACGTTGCATTGAATGTGTGGGAGCGTCTGGAAATACTTTAATAGTATTCTTTCCAGTCATAGGTTTTAATGTGTTTTGATTTTGATCTCTACCACTTGGATTTTTCTTTTCTTCTAAAGATTCCCTAACACTAGAAGTATCCTTACCATTAGGAACTCCACCTTTTTTGCGTTGGATTGCATTATGAACAGCACCTGCATGTTCTTTAGCACCACTTTCAACTTTTCCATCACCATCATAATCTTTACCCATTCCAGATTTTTGATCTTCTGGTGGTTGGGAATCAACCATTTCTACGGATTCCACATTTGGATTTGTGCGAAGTTCACTCATTCTAGCACGATCTGCCCAACGAGTATATGAAGATCCGTTCTTGTATTTAATTTGAACCCAATAAAGAGTTTCTCCAGCTCTATTTTTTTTCATCAATTCTTCCAAATACTCTTCACCTAAAGTACTTGGTTCTTCAATACCTTCAACAAATACTTTGAATAGTGCATTTGCTACAATATTGGAAGCAGATTCTTTAACATTATGCTCGCCGCCAAATAGAAGTTTTTTTGCCATTGCTTTTACCGTTGAAGAGGAAGTTGATTTGTTGAGTTCTTGAGCATATGCCTGCTTAATAAGAGCAGGATTTACTTTTTGAGTATTACCAATAGATTTATTGACTTTATATCTTACATCATAAGCAAGTTGTCTAGCTTGTTTTTCCAGTTGTACTTTAGTTCCCCCAGAACCAGCAACTGGAATTTCTTCAAAAATTTTATTAGTCATTGGGAAATCTAATACTACTTTTTTCTATATTTATTTATGAAATTGATTCCGTATGCTTTTTGACCATATGCTAAGTTCTGAGAGTTGGATCCAATCGCTCCTGGAGTTTTATTGGAAGCATATTTAAAAAATCCGGTAGTTCCTACAAGAGTATTGGGTTTACCTGGACTTCTCATTTCACTATCCATTTTTTTCTCAGTATATTTGGAAGATTCTGAAACATCTCTAATCCACGATTTAAACATAATATTTTCTTCACTTACACAGATGAGATAATTTGTCCCTCTGCGTATAATTCTACCAACCACTCCAGTATTCAAATTTTCAACTAAAGATCCAAGTCTAAAAATATTATCAGAAATATAATTTTCCCTTAAATTTTTCCAATCAAATTTAGGAGCAATTTTCCATATCTCACAATCTTCTTTAATATTCATTGCCTGACGAATGGTATTGAATAATTCCATTGCCGTATTTTCATCAATACCTTGAGGAAGGCATGAAGTAAAAGTATCAAAATCTCCTTCAGCAGCAGCAATTCTCATTTTAGAAGAAGAAACACCTTCAACTCCTTCAGAATCAGGATCTCTATTACCTGCAGATATTACGCTAATATTATCAAATTGATATAACTGACCATTATAAGTATTTGCCAAATTTTCAAATTCAGGAACTCTATTTGCTCCAGAAATTATTTGAACATTAGTATAACCATCAATATGAGCTCTTTTAAGAACATCAAAAATATTTTTATTATTTACATCATTGACTATTCTTTCTCCATGTTGAGGGAATAGTTTTCTCATATATGAAATTTTAGTATCTGCATCTATAGGATTTTGCTTATTGTCCTGAGTTCTGGAAGGAACAATAATATAATCCTCACCATTAGATGCAGTAGCCGCCATATCCAATAGTTTTTGGTGCCCAGAAGTTGGAGGATTAAAACGACCAAATGCGATGGTAAGTGTTCCCTTATTTTTCTCTACCTGGGGTGGACCTGCAGGTGCTTGTGGTTGTTGCGCTGTCGGATCTTCTGGTGGCAGTTGTTCTGGGGGAAGTTGTTCTTGTGGAACTTGCTCAGGGGGAACTTCTGGTTGTGCTTGTTGTTCATAAGATCCCTGAGATAATTTCTTATCCTGTTCATTTTGTTTAGGATCTTTTGCTCCAATTCTTTGATTCTTATTATAAAACTTTAACTCTCCACCCTCAGTTTTAGCAACAAATTCTCCGGTTGCTCTATCATACCATCCACCATGATTGTCCCCAACAAGACCCATACGCTTTGCCTGTTGAGCACCACGAGTTGCTTCATTTAAAAACTGAAAGAAACTTTTCATTACTTATCCTAATATTTTTGAGTTAAATCTACCATCCTTGTGACAGTTTGTAAATTGATATAAGATACAAAAGTCATATGAATTGATTTTTGATTTGACAAAATAAATTTTAACCCATCTTCTTTAATCTTTAAATATTTATTCTTTATTTTAGTTACCTTCTGCGTTGATATTTCATAATCCATAAGAACAGAGTAATATCTCAGAAAATTTGCAACTACATCTCTAGTTTGTGGAATATTATGCCTAAGTTTAATATAAGACTTAAAAAATTCTTTAAATATTTCTACTATCAATGATTTAGATTTATCTGTAATCACCAATACATCTAAAAATTTGGACGCTTGTTTAACCGAAGATTCTGCACGACGAATAGCAGATCCATAATTCTGCAATTCTAATTTATTAAAGTTATTTCGAGAATTTTTACCAGTTGAACGAAGTTTTTCAATTACTTCAAGTGCTCCAGCAGATCCTTTATTTAAAATAGTGTCTTCTAGAATTTTATTTTTCATCTACTATTTCCTGTGATCCAGTACGCTTTTCCATATATCTATAAGGAAAAATACCACTCCTTACACCCAATAATGGAGTCTTTCCAGAAATCTTAATGATTCTAGATCCTTCACCTTTACGAGCACCAAGAACTGGTTCATATGCACCTGATAGTTTTGAAATTTCTCCCTTAAGAATAATCTTAGTAGTAAACTTTAAAATTACTATTATATTATTCCCAATTTGCGAAGAAGTAAGAATTGGTTGTCCCTGAACGATAAAATCTACACTATCATATCCAGGTTTTAATCTATAATTTTCACCAAAAACTGCTTTATTTTTCAAATTAGAATCCCTAATTTTTTTATATAAAGGAGTTCCATTCCATCTATCAATTACTTGCCCGTTGAATTCGACAACTTCTTCATGACTTTCAATTGATACTCCTGCTCTTTTGGTTAATCCCCCATACTGACTAAAATCGTCTGCTCCTCCACCGTCTTTATAAGATAAAAATCCAATTTCATTTCCAAATTTATCTACAATCACAAAATCCGCTTTAGTATCTCCAACTCCCCCAACAATACCTATAACATTTTCAAATTTTTTAGTTCTAATGTATAAAGTTACTGGAAGTTTATGTCCAAGTTCTTCAATTTTTTTGTTTATTGTTGCTATCACATCAATTTGAATTCTATTTCTAGGTCTTCTTTCCAATCTCCTATTCAATTTAAATATATTAACTAATCCTTCATTCCATATATCATAATTTTTATCATCAGTACCATCCTGATATTTAAATGCTATTCTTATTTCTTTTTCATTTCTTCCTATTTTTTTATACTTGGAAGAAGAAATTATAAGTTGATCAAAACTACTTCCAGGAAGTCTTTTCTGTACAAATTCAATTTTTGATCTCAACAATAATTCGGCAACTATAGTCAAATTACTAGATCTTCCATTTCCTTTTATTAATATTTTATTAATTTGAACATTACTTTTTTCATTGTCAACAAAGTTATCACCCTTCACAACTTTTCTATTAGAATTTGCAACACTGCTTTGAATAAATTGAAATATTTGCTCAGAGGTTTTATCAGTTACTGCCATTACTCAAATTAAAACTATTTGGATTATTTAGATGCCCGTGAGTGGATTTGAACTACCACTGTATGGATTCTAAGTCCACCTTCTGTACCGTTGGAATACACGGGCATTAAGGAGGGAAATCTCCCCCCATTTTATTAGAGGTCTCCCTCTACACGATTTTCAGAACGATAAACATCAAAACTGCCCGCAGGATAACGAGCACTCAGTTTCTCATAGTTCATTTCAAGAACTTCCTCGAATGTAATATCCAATGCCATACATGCTTGTGCCAAATACCAGCACAAGTCTCCAAGTTCACGCTTCATATGAAAAATATTATCTTCATTATAAGGTTTACCCTGAAGGAAAATCTTTTTGACTACTTCGGTAAACTCACCTGCTTCGGCACTCATACCATAAGCAGCCGTCATCAGGCGAGAAACATCAGCACCTTGTTCTTTTAATTCATTCAGACGTTCAACAAGTTTTGGATATTCACTACTTGCTGGGCTTGTAGTTTGACGAACGAACTCGATATATTTATTGGAATCGATTTTTGCCATATTTAAAATTTAAATCCTTCGAATGATTTTTTTGGTTTCTGGTCTTCATCATTATACTCGGATTCTTGACCGCTGTCAAGAATGTCCTTTTGAGCCGATTGCTCAACATCATAAAGTCTCATTTTTGCCCTATCAATTCCAACGGCAAAACGCTTATAGATTGTAGGGTCATTATATCTATTCTTCAATTGCTTAACCATAATCTGCCCTAATGCTTCCAACTCTTCTGTGCTAATAAGGGCAAACATAAGATCAGCAGTAGCAGGGAGACCAAAGGATTCAGAAGTATCAGTAAGTTCAACATCAGAGTTGCCATAACCACTACGAGTAGTCTGGGTAGCGGAAACAATCGGAAGATTAAACTCAACTGCAAGTCCACGAAGTTCTTCGGCAATTGATTTAATATAGGTATAAGAATTTGCAGAACCATTTGGTTTATGCCTACTGGAAGCACAAATATTAAGGTAGTCAATGAAAATAATATCAGGTCGGAATGATTTCTTAAGAGCAAGTTCATTTAAAAGTGCCTTAAAATGTCCCGAATGTGCCGAAGCAGTTGGATATTCTTTAATGATTAAAGTTCCTCTTGTCTTTTTTGCGATAGAATTAACTTTATTCTCAAATATTGATTTCGGCACATCTACTAATTGTTGAATCGGAATATTGAGAAGGTTTGCATCAATTCTTTCCGCAATTCGTTCCTCCGCCATCTCAAGAGTGATATAGAGAATGTTCCTACCCTGAAGCAACGCGGAACTAGCAACATGACACATAAAGAGGGATTTCCCGACTCCCGTACCAGCAAGAGCAATATTGAGAGTCTTATTAGGTAAACCACCTTTAGTGATTTTGTTGAAAAATTCCAGATCAAATTCGATCTTGTCTTCTTTTTGATGATAAAATCCATAACGTTCTAATACATTTCCAAGATAGTCATGCCCAATGTTGTTGTCAAAAGATACAGATAATGCCTCAGATAAAATTGAAGGAATTGCATCTCGATTCTGTTTATCATCCCCACCATCCGCAATATGAATAGATTCGACAAGTGCATTATATATTGCTCTGTCTTTACACCATTTTTCAGTAATATTGAGTAACCAATTTTGATCTGCTGGAGTATTAATTAAAGATTCTCTAATTTTCGAAATATCTTTAAGTTCCATCTCACTAATATCTGATCTGCTATCTATTTCAATATTCAGTGCTTCGGGGGTAATCAAAGAATTGTATTTTGCAATAAATTTGACAGTTTCTTCAAATATTATTTTTTGAGATTTCTCTTGGAAATATTCTGGCTGTATAAACGGAATAACCTTTCTTGCATATTCTTCATTGTAAATTAAATTTTTTAGAATTGTAATTTCTAGACTGTCCATCATTTATAGTGTAGATACGTGTGTAAAATATATTTTGGATTACTTATAGGCGGTTCTGCTTTATGTGGAAACATCCAGAATGGAGGAAACATCACAAGTGTTCCTTGTTTTGGAGTGACCGAAACATCTTTAAATCTTGTTTCTCCACCAGTTTCAACATCATTCAAATACCAGAAGAAAGAAAGAAATCTTCTTGCTGTTGAGTGATTGACTACATCAACGTGAGTGTCAAACTTATCCACACCATCATTATTGTATCTTTTAATTCTAAACTGTTCAAATGCGTGATCAAAAGTTTCTGGAAAGACGCGAGCATCAGTAAATTCATAATACTTATTTTTATACTCAAGAGTTTTATGAATTAGGTAATTATGAACATTATTTACTTCATCATTCAACTTACAATTTTCTGTAAGATTAAATTGAGTAAATTTTTGTTTTCCATTATTATCAATTTCTTCATACTTATCTGAAACTTGTCCAAATAAATCAATAAGAAACTCGCAAACATTAGGTTCTATTACGTTCTCATAAATGTGAATAAAATCATTCAATTCATCCATAACTAAATTCACCTTTGGCAATCACATCAAGTTTTTGCATTACTTCATCTGTAAAGTATTTTTCTGGATTTTTGAGAATTTCTTTGGCATAAATTTTCTTACCATCCATTTCATATCTACCAGCAACATTCTTCCACATTCCTCCAAGTTCACCAAGTTCAAGAAGACCATAATACTTATCAAGACCACGTTCATCATAATAAAGACGAACTTCTACTTGTTGATTTTCTTTACTCAAACGAGATTTTGCAGTCTTACATTTAATGATGTTACCAATGACTTCCGTTCCATCCTTCTCCTTTTTCTTTGAGAGATGAATGATAGTAGATGCGGCATACTTGAGACCACTACCACCACCCATTTCTTTGGTGGGAACATAAGCGCCAATCACATCATAGGTATGATTTGTGACTATCATTGGAATATTTGCCTGACCCAGTTTCAAAGTAAGCATTCTGAATGCACCTTTGATTAGTTGGGATTTGGTCATATCCCTAACCTCCTTGTCGTTCAGAGCATCGTTGATCTCCTTACTAGTGGAAAGCATCCCCAAAGAGTCTAACACAAACATACAAGGATTACGATCCCCCTCTGCCTTCTTCATATACAGATCAACTGCTTTCAGTGCCTTGCCACGAAACTCCTCTACGGTGACAACATTGATAATCACTAGACGAGTTGTGTCAATGTTTCTACTCTCTAATAAGGATTTAGTGATTGCAGCTTCAGTATCAAAATACAAACAATATCCAGTAGGATTATTATCAAGAAAATTCTTAACGACTGCCAAACTGAAGAAAGTTTTTCCAGTACTTGATTCGCCCGCAATTGCAGTAATTTTATTACCAGATACACCACCAAAGATGCTCCCGCTAACAAGAGCATTGAATATGTAACTACCAGTGTCCACATAAGTTTCAGTTTCGTCAATCTCTGATGCAAGTTGTGTGTATTCTCCACCGATTTCGTTTACAATATCTTTTAAAAAATCCATAGTTAGTTATCCTTTGTAGTTTGAAGTTTGAACCAATAAGTCCATAATTTATTATAGAGTTGTGTATTGTGTTTAATTTTTTCTAAAATAAACTCTAATTCTTTTTCAGTAATTGGTAATTCCATTAAGAGAAAAATGATTCGAGTGTTACTGTTTTTTCGACTTTCCATCCAACTACATTTAAGATATTTTTCATTGGATCTAGAAAACTTTTTTCAAATTGAAGATCGTAATCAATATATCTTTCAATATTAAGTTCTCGTGGGAATTGTTGAATGAATGAGATTATGTTCTCCCTTATAATATTGGGAGTTTTTAGATAAATGTACTTAATTTTTTCACCATTATCAATAAGAGAATATTTGTGTGTCAAATTATTTTCCTTGACATAATGATTAAAAAGTAGAGCTCCTCTTACATGAATTGGAGATCCTTTAGCATAGATGTCCGAAGAAGATTTGTATTTTCTTATATCCGAAATAGACTTTGGAAAGGCAATTTGCTCTATGGGAAGTTTTTTAAAATTAGACCTACACTTATCAATATAATTTATAACCTCATCTTCAGTGCCATTCATGATAAGTTTTATGGTATCCTTAATCATCTGGCGACATGGAGAAGGAGTGGATGATCTTACTGCTTCGATACCAGTCATTTTAAGTTTAGGTTCTTCATAACGAACACCTTCACTATCCCAGACATTCAAAATATATCGCTTCTTTGCTGTCCAGATTCCACGTTCCGCAATATTCTCACGTTTCATTTGCATCTTCTGGTCATAAGCATTTACATATTCTGTAAGTTCTTGATAACAAGTTTCGATATATTTTTCAAGTTCCACTTTACAAAGTTTGTCTAGAAATGAGACAATACTTTCAGTATTCTTTTCCTTTCTACTATAAACTTTTTCAACTAATGGTCCTAAATTGAGATAGATAGAATCTGTATCAGAAGCAATCACATAATCAATATCTTTGGTTTTTAGAACTTTATTGAAATAAACATTCATTTTCATTTCAATCCAACGAATAGCAACTTGTCCGGAAAAAGTAATTGCTTCTGCGTTTGTAAGTTTAAAATAACGAAAATACTGATTACCAATAGCACCATAGGCAGAGTTTAGAGCAATCTTCTTTGCCATTTGAATATTGTCACACCTAGAAATTTCTTTTTCTAATTCTTTAGATTTTTTCTTCTCATAGGATTTCTTTGCTTCGATCATCTTACGTTTAAAGATGACTCGTTCATTATACATTTTTTCCATGAGTTCTGGAAGAAATCCACGAACATCTTTACGATACATTGCACCATTAGCACAAACCGCGTAATCTTTATATTCGGAAAAATCTAGACTCTGATTTAAAATTTTATCTACGGTTGTTGAGGGATGCCTTTGATCAATTAAAGTTTCTGGACTGATATTAAACATCATGATTAAGTGAGGATATAGACTATTCAAGTCAAAATTTACTACCCAATCATACATTCCGGGAACTGGCTCTTTTACATATGCTCCGCCATATTTTTCATCTTTATCACTTTTTTCTTTCGGTGGAATTACAATATTTTTATTCTTCAAATAATTGTAAATGATAGTGTCCCATAATCTAACTTGAGAAAAAATATCTTCATAATTAACTTTAGCATCATATGCCATAGTCAATGCAAGTTCTATTAACTTCATCTTGTCTTCTAATCGGTCAACAAGTTCCACGTCAATGATGTTATATTCCACAAACTTTTGCCAACCTTTAGTATAGAAATCTTTGAAGGTATCAAATTCACTGTGATCAAGTTTATTTTGTCCCAGTTCTACTTGAGCAATATGATCCAAACGATGGGATTCCTGATTAGATGTTGCCGGAGACCATTTATAAAGTTTCAGATAGTCAAGTTGACTAACTCCACCAATATCATAGGTAATGTATTTTTTACCTTTAACATAAGTTTCATCCTCAGTAACAAGACCCCAAGGAGAAAGTCTTTTCATCAGCTTTTCACCAAGAATTCTATCCATACGACGAACCATGTATGGAATATCATACATTAGACTGTTCCATCCAGTCACAACTTCGGGAGTATTATCCATCCACCAACCAATGAATGCATTCAACATATCATATTCATTACTGAATTGATAATATTGAACATTCTTCTGATTATTTGCAAATGGACCTACACCCCAGGTTTTAATTTGTTTTGTGTTATAATCTTGAATTGTAATCAATAACATTTCTTCCGCAGCATTTTCTGGATCAGGAAATCCATTCTCAGAAGCAACCTCAATATCCAAGGTATAAAGTTTAATCTTACTAATATCAAACTTAATTTGTTCTTCAGGATAGATGTCGGAAATATATTGGTAAATGTACCTATCATTTCCATAAACTTTAAAGTTTTCTATCTCATTATACTTTTTGATAAATTCTCTACAATCACGTACAGTTCCTGGTTTTATATCTTTTACATATTCTCCGGTTAGTGTTGTGTACTCGGTTTTTTTATTTGATGGAACAAATAAGGTTGGAGAAAATTTTTCACGAGTCATGAAACTTTGTCCATTTTCATATCCTCTTACGAGAAAATGATCCCCAACCATTTGAACGTTTGTATAGAATCTTAGTGACATTAGGTAGTTAGTTCCAGGTAGTTTTCAACAATTTCGGGTGTAGGATCAGCAATTGTTAGAATGCTATCAGAATGAATCATCAATTCAGTTTGATTAGTAACCTCAGGCCAGGGTCTCATATCTCCTTCACCAAAATATTCATATGGATTGATCAATTTGCAATCGGGTTCTCCCAATTCCGATCCCACTTCTATAATTTCTGTAATTAATACTGTATCAATTTTCAGAAGTAAACATTTCACTTGTTTTGTCATTAATTTTTTCCTCGTATAAGTCTTTTAAAGATTTGATTGGTTCAACTATAGCAACAATCCAATCAGGTGCTACTACAATTTCAGTATCGCTAGTCAACATAATCCAAGAAGAAAGTACAACCTGAATTGAATCATTACTGGGATATACTTCCTCAGTAAGAAGAATAGGTTGTTCTGTACTTACCTTGTGGGGATTTTCGAATAGATATCCCTGAAGGATAGATTTCAGGGGATCATTGGAAAATATTTCCTTAATATCGGAGATGACGGTCTCTCCAGATTTTAGCAAAGCGAGTTTGATTGTCATTTTATTTCCTCCTCTCCAACCATTATAGCACAAAAAAAGGGGAGGTGCAACTGGATTTTGCCAGTTCCCTCCCTGCGGCGACGATAGTTTAGATCAATACTATTTAGTTGAGTTGATATGCCTTTTTCTTCTGATGTTCCGGAATAACTCTATTTAGTTTAATCGTGAGTAATCCATCAGCATATGAAATATCACCAACCACTACATCATCAGAAAGATTCCAAGATCTGGTAAAAGCTCTTTTTGCTATTCCTTGATGAATATATTCAACATCAGAATCATCTATTTTCTTTGCTTCCACAAAAAGTTTATTCCATTCTGTAGTAACTTCAATATCTTCTTTTTTATATCCTGCAAGTGCAATTTCTAATCTGAAATCAACACTAGTTTCTTTGATCAAATTATGTGGAGGATAGTTGGCATGTGATTCAAACACAGTTTCAAACCTCTTCAACCACTCATCCATTCCAATACTATTTTTTTGAATTTCCAATAGATACTTTGCAGTTTGTGGTACTGTCATAGTAAATGTACTTGTTCCGAACATGATAGACCTCCTTAAAGCGTCTGTAAGTGAGTGATGTCCCCGAAGGCAACATCACTATTATATATCAATGAACATAAAAAAAGGGAGTGTTGAACTCCCTACAAAATCATTCGGTTACTTCTTCTTCTTTCTTTTTCTTGGCACCAATATTATACTTGGTTTCCAGCAACCAGTCTCCCTTGTCCTTATAAGCAAGAACTTTAATTTGATTTAGAGGAGCAATGTCAGAAATTTTCTCAACATTTACTATCTCAACAAGACCCCAATCCGCAATCAATTGAGCAATCCTGTTACGACGCTGAACATCATTTACAGTCAGATTAGCATGTTTGCCATCCAATGCAAAAAGTTCTTTAAAATGAACTAGAAAATATCTACCTTGCTTATGCAAAATATGACAACTCTGATAGAGTTTTTTCTCCTTTCTAGATGCAACTCCGATACGAGTTAGTGTTTCCCGAACCTTAAGAAAATCATCAGGTTCGCTAAGGATCACTTCAACCATTTGGTCTGGTGTCCAATTCACAATAGGTTCTTTAACAACACTCATTTTGATCCTCCAATGTCAAGTTTTGATTTAATGAAATTAAGTTGTTCTTTTGATAATATCCTCAAAGCTTGTTGTGCCTTTTCATTACTATAACCATAGTACTGTTTGACATAATCAAGATCTTCAGTTTTATCTTTTTTGAGCCAAGGAGAAAATCTCTTTTTAACTCTCAAAATATTTATAAAGAAATCATATTGGAGTTTCTTTGGAAGAAAGTGATACCTATTCATCTCATTTGCATACATCAAACAATCGATATGTCCAGAAAGACAGCGATTAATGATGTAAGGTGCATAATCCTTAGATGAAGAAGGATCTTCATCCATAATATTTTTTTTATTATGATTGATGGAATTCAACCAATCTTTCAATTCATAAGTCATCGAATAATCTCCAAATCATTACCATGTTTCCATAATTCAAGTTCAGTCCTAAGAAGACCTTCAGACTTTAATTTTTCATACCGTTTAGATGCCTTCTTTTTCCACCATTCAATGACTTCTTCTGGTTCATATCCAAATTTAGAAAGATAATATCTCTTCTTTTCAGTCAGAGTTTTTGCATGTTCGATACAAGAATTAAACTCATCTAACTTGGGATTATCTTTTAAAGAATTTCTGATGATGGAAATCATCTTAGTTTGAATCTTTAATTTCTTGGAAGACTTGTCAGCAGAAATAAGTCTTTCTCCACCATTGGCAGTATCATTAAACCACCAGAACATTTTCTTAAAGTAATCATCATGAAATAGTGGGAGGAAATTGCTTTCAGTATCTCCTATGTGTCGAATATAAGGTTTAAGGCCGTCATACATGGATACCCCTTTTGTTGTACCGTATAATGAAGTTGTTTCAAAGTATTGAAGATTAATTCCATACTTATCATCAAATTGTCGTTTGAGTTCATTAGAAGACGCTAGAAGAGCAAGAAGTTTTCCACCAAGATAATTATATCCAAATGGTTGTACAGGAACAATATTGAATCCCATTACAAATTCACTATTGATTCTGGATAAGGAAAGAACCTCACCAAAATAATCATTCCTTGGTTTTGAATTGATAGTGGGAGAACCAAATCTAACCACGCCAATTATTTTATTTGTCATATCTTCAGTCACAATCCACTTCAAAGTTCTACCAGGAATTGCTTCCTCAATAGGATTTGATGCAGTATCATTCAAGATCTCAGAATAAAGATCTTGATTGTATTTTGATTTTGTTTTTGGATTAGTATCTACAATACGAATGGAGAATGACATTTCATTAGGATGAATATCAAAATTGGAAAAAATATCGTCTTCAGGTCCAAATAACTTAGCAGTAGAATTATTCATTCTACTATTCTTCACAAATCGTAGATAATCATCTATACGATTAAACTTAGAGTAGTATTCAATGAACTGATCTGCTGCCCATATTGCATCATCGATGGTCAGCATAATTATTAGTTTATTATAAAATACAGAGAAGATTATCTAAAATTTCAGAAGATGTAATGCTTTTCGTTGTTGGAATTACATTTTCAGATAAAATTTTATAATCTCCAGGAAAAAGTTTAAATTTTGCAACGGGGGAAGTTGGAGAAAAATACAATCTTTGTTTTACTGTTTCCCAATCAGTAAATCCAATAGTCATACTGAAAGTATCAACCAGAAGCATATATTCGAAAGTTTTTTCTACTACTTTAGTTTCCCCCCTAAAGTTTTTAAGATCTACAACTGAAGTAGATCCATTTTTATTAAACATTTTAAGTTTACCTTTCATCTCATAGCAGATTCCATTTTGATCAATAAAATCTGCTCCATCCATAAAATCACCAACATATTCGACTTGTTCATCACTCCATTTAGCAAATGATTTTTCCTGTAACCAAGTTCTGAGTGTTTTGAATGCATTGGATTTCATTTGCTTTGTGTTTGTTGCATTAACACAACCAAAAAATTCAGGAAGATTAATTTTGTCGAAGTCAATAGGTAAAGTTTGATTTTTCATAATAAAAAGATTTTGTGTAGTGGTTTACGAAAGATTATCCTAGTTTTGGATATAATCAGGTTTATGATACTTCAGGTATTCCCAAAAGGTCAATTTCATTTCTTTATTTGTCATTCCACAGTGCTTTGCAGCATGTGGAAGATTCCATTTGGCACGGTAAAGTGCCTCATTCGACTCCTTCACATTCTGTGGAGTTGTCTTTACCGGTTCGTCTTTTAAGTGATTGAAACTCATTGAAACTCGCACTCAACCATTATTTCAATCAGGCAAGCAAGAAGATTTATCTCCTGATCTGCTACAAATCCCCCTTGATACAAATATTTCGCAATAGTAAGAACAGCGGCAGGAATACTAGAAGGAACCAAAGATTCGTAAAGTGAATCATACACCCTGCGGAGAATAACAGAAGAGTCGTTATCAAGATTGGATACAACCCATTTACGAACTTCCGTAAAGTTCTTTTCCTTGAGACATTTAATGAGATCATTTACTTTTACGTCAGAGAACGATGCAAGAATACCAGAATCAATTTCACCACTTACAGAATACCTTTGACATTCGTTGGTGACTCGTCTGAAATCGGGAAAGTGCTTATTTATCAGTTCCGCAAGGACTTTCGGATCATATCGGATCCTCTCTTCATCCAAGATGTTTTGAAGACGCTTGAAAAAGGATCCTGCCAACTGCGCTTTTTCTTTTCCTTTGATTGAGAACTCAACAACTGCACATCGGGAGTGGAGGGGTTCAATAATTTTGTTTTTGTAGTTACAGGTGAAGATAAATCGGCAATTCTTGTTAAATTCCTCAGTAAACGCCCGTAGAAGGAGTTGAACATCTTTACTTGAATTGTCTGCTTCATCAATGATGATGACTTTGTGTTTAGCATCCGAAGAAAGTGAGACGGTCGAAGCAAAGTTTTTCGCATTGTTTCGGACAGTATCGAGGAATCTACCTTCGTCGGATCCATTAATGACATAAAAATCTACCCCTAATTCATTACATAGTGCTTTTGCCACTGTTGTTTTGCCACATCCAGCAGGACCGGCAAGTAGCATATTTGGAATTTCACCTTTTGCTAAGAAGTCACTAAAAGTCTTCTTAATACCTTCTGGAAGGATACAATCCTCAATAGTTTGTGGTCTGTACGATTCCACCCACAAAAAGTCATTTCGTTTGTCCATAATTAAATCCAATCAGGTTTGCGAGAAGGAATACGGAGATAGTTCTCCGCAACCCAAGGTTTGGAAGCAATATACATTTTGTATGCAGTGAATGTATCAATGCTTTCATCAAGTTTGTATTCATCGGGCATTGCCCTCGTAAATTCTACCACATTTTTATGGATAGAGATTTCTTTTCCACTTTTAGTAGCAAAGATATTCTCAGCAACTTCAAGACCTTTCATACAAGCATGATCTTTTTCATAACGATGCCGATACTCATTACAGAGGGCAAATCCGTGCCGAATCAACCAGGCAAGGTTCTCATGAGATTTTGCTGCCCACTGAGTGCAGGGATGATTACGGAAGGCACCCTTCTCCGTACTATAAGGAAGACCGTCCTTCTTGGGAATGGTGCCCCAATCATAGTACCACTTGGAGAAGATTACAGAGACCATTTGACATGTTTCCAGGGGCATTTTCACTGAGTATTTGTCAGGAAGTTCTACAGCAGCAAGCACTGGACACGAATTGACCACGAATATATTCAAAGTTAGTTCCTCAAAGTTTTGTAATAATTAAATAATTGTTCTAACTCATCAATTGTAGCATCTTTTTTGAGGATGTTTGCTCTTCTGCTGACAATAATAATATTTTCCTTAACATAACCTATAGAATTATTTATTCTGTCAATACTAGGAGCACACATCCAGGTTTCTCTATTTTCTCTTTTGAGTGGAAATCCAAATACAGGACAACTATCAGGAATAAAGCACCGGACACTGATCATTGGCAAAAATGTTCATAATTAAAAGCAGAACTTTTTCAAATAATAAAGCACTTGTTCGGGTTTGTCCTCTAACCAATATGCCTCATGCTCAGAATTTCTTGTACTAGGATCATGTGTAATAGCAATGGATCTATTTACATCCTGCAATTTATATACTGGTAGAGGCATTTGATTTTTTGGAATACCTAAGGTATTTGTTCCCCTGCAATACTGTGCTACATGAACCGCCTCATGAATAACAGTTTCCTCAATATATGCATTTGGCAGTGATTGATTGAGCATGTTTTGAGTACAGATAAGAAATGTTTTTGTCCGTACAATGGCAGAACCACTCAAATTCTTATTGGAGCAATAAGAACCATTTTGTTGGATTTTGAAATGTGCCTTAGATACATATTCGACTATTTGTTGTCCAGTAGGAGTCAAATATTGGGGGAGAGGAATCATTGATTAAAGGTAGAATCCGGTTCTAGTGCAATAAAGTACTGAATATTATATTTCTCATTCGTAAACTTTGACAAAAGTTTAGTGGAAATTACTACATCATAAACACCAGGAATAATTCGGATATTCTCAACCTTAAAATTGAATGCAAATTCCTGATCGGTTTCTCCTACGATAATAGAATATTCGTTTGAAGTATCATTCTTCTTATCTCGAACTACCAGTCGAATTACACCAGCTTCACCAACAGCAGAAAGATCTGGCAATTGGTAAACAGAAGATGCTTTGAGTAGTTTATCCAATTGAGCATGTTCCAATTGGAAACAGATATCCTCGGATGGGAGAGTAATTTCCTTATCTGGAGGAGAGATAATTACTGCAGGATCGGCAAAGAAATACTTCACCCTACGCTTACCTTCCCGAATTACAATATGGGAATCGTTAGTAAAATCGAGTTCTGGATCGGTGTGAAGATTGAGTCCATTGAGGAATTGATTGAGATCATAAATTCCAAAATCTTTAGGAAAATCCTCAGTAATAATTGCTTCTGCAAGAATATTCTTTGCAACAGAAATAGTACGAAGTTTATTCCCAGTCTTCACCAAAATTGATTGATTAATTCCGGCAAAGTTTTTGAGAATTGTCAGTGTGTTGTCAGATAGTTTCATAGTTTAGTTGTTATTTGAATTCGGACAGTCCATTATTTGTACGAGTATAATGTCCGTCAAAGTGAAGAAGTAGCATAGCATAGTGAATGACTTTAAGTAAATCTCTTTTATTGCGTCCATTCTTTTGACCATACCTAGAACCATACTTCAAAATATTCACTTGACAGAAGTCTTGAGCAAGTCCTTTAGATGCAGCTAAGTCGATAGTTTGAATATCCTCATATCCTTCTTCACTACCTACATAGTGACTGCCATATGTGCTTAGAACATATTCATTAATATCTTTAAGAATTTGTTCCTCATTGTATTTCCATTTCATTTATAAATCTCCATTGAGAAGGGAAGGCACATGACCTTCCCCATTCTATCAGTTTACCTGAGGTTTGTCAAGGTCATCAGTTTCCTGCTCACCTTCCACCGGCATTTCAAAATCAGCATCAACCTTATCATAGAGTTCAAGAAATGCCGTTTTAATTGAATCATCAAAACGATTTACACAAACTTGAATTGCCTTTGCTTTATTTTTATAAATGGCATATGCACGAATAATATGAACTAGGCGACGAGTAGAAATAATTTCTTCAATCGCACCTTCATAAAAAGACTTACGAATAATATCACCCCACTCAGACAATTTTTTACAAAAGTCATCAATTTCAAGATCAAGAGAAGATGCAACACTCTTAAGAATCTTAGTTTCAATTGTGGTAGAAGGATAGTCCTGTTCAAAAGTCACAGGGAAACGCTCTAGGAATGCTTCGTTAAGAACATTAGTACCAATGAAGCGACCATCATCAGATCCTTTACCTTTCGTATTTGCAGTTGCAATTACATTGAATCCTGGGGCAGGTTTTACAAAAGTACCAATTTTTTTCAGGAATACCCCCTTACCTTCAAGAATAGATTGTAGGCAAAGAATCTTGTTAGATGCAAGGTCAATTTCATCCAGAAGAAGAATTGCACCACGCTCAAGTGCTTCGATTACTGGGCCATTATGCCATACAGTAGAACCATCAACCAGACGGAATCCACCAATCAAATCATCTTCATCGGTCTCAATTGTGATATTGACACGAATCAGTTCTCGTTTCAGTTGGGAACATGCTTGCTCAACACTGAAGGTTTTACCGTTACCAGAAAGTCCAGTAATGAATGTAGGATAAAATAGATTCGACTGAATAATTTTTTTGATGTCATTAAAGTTCCCGAATCGAACGAAAGTTTTATCTTTCTCAGGAATCAAATTTTGTTGTACAGGAGGAGTCGCTGAAGGAGCACTAAAACTACGCTCAATATTCTCTACACTTTCAAGTGTAACTTCAAGATTCCAGCGACCAGTGGAGGTTTTGCATGGTTCGAGATAGCGAGTCACAGTTTGATAATTGAGACTGCGGGATGCACAAAATCCTTTAATATCACCAGAACTGACTTCAGTTCCGAATAGTGACTTCAGTTCAATTACAAGTTCTTCTGTAGTCATGGAAGGTTTGCGGGACATAATAAATTTGTTTGTTTGGTTCAACTCCGTTATTATAGCAATAAAAAAGGGGTCTTGCGACCCCCTGTGTGCCAGTTTGAAAAGTGGTTTCGATCTTGGAAAAAATTATGCAATTAATTTTACAAATTCACCTAATACTTTTTTATTAAGTTTTTTGGAATTTAAACTCTTTTTAAATGCATTTCGGATTTGGAATTTAGTTGCAGTTTCGGAAACCTCAAATTCAACATCATTTATAAGATCTTCAGAAGACATTCCGAAATAAACATGATATCCAGAAGTTTTAATGGAAAAACTTTTATTTTTCTTCCATTCCTCCATAAGTCCATCCATTTCTCCTATTGGAGTGTATAAACCAGCAAACCTCCTCCCAGAATAATTGGCCATAATTCTCATGCCAATAAAATTTACTGTTGGAAACTTATCTCTAAGATTCTTAAGAAGAATATCGGTAAATTTATGACCATCATAATAATCGGAACGAGAAAGATTATAAGTATTTCCAGTCTTACGATCTCGCAAGAAAGAATTTTCTAATGGAATTGAATTGATTCCAATGTAACCTTGTCTATTCTGGCTATTAATTTCTACATGATATTTCAATGAACAACCTTCACCGTCAGTCAATACGATACATTGAACTTTTTGGAGTTTATATTCTTTCTGGAACTTTGGAATAATTTGATGAAGTGCGATTAAACTTTCATTCAATGGAGTTCCAGAAAGAGTCATCTTCGGAGGAACACCAATCTGTTGATAATAATAGTGATTTTCACTAGTACTGGATATTTTGAAGATAGTTTTTAACTGCTCCTCCAAAGTACTATTTTTAACTTTACTTGTAAAAATATTCAATAATGTAAAATCAGATTGAACTTCAAGTAATCCAGGTTTTTTCGTATAATGAGATTCGGGAACATTATAATCAGAAGTTGCCCAATTACTCGTAAATGCATAAACCTCAAAAGGAATATTTACCTTCTTACAAAACCAAATCAAATTATAAAGTTGTTTGATAGTATCCAAAAGTACAGATCCCATAGATCCAGACCAATCAAGAATAAAAATCAAACCATGATTTTTCCCTTCCGCAAAAGTTGTAATTTTCTTGAATAGATCATCATTATATTTGTAAGTATGGAGACGAGTACAATCCAATACTCCAGATTTGGAAGTAGATGCCCGAGCATAACTATCAGCAGCTTTTCGGCATTCAAATTCCTTCACAAGATAATTGACTTCTTTCTGTGCAGATCTTTTAAATTCCATATATTTATTATCAATTATTTTATGAACTGATCTATTATTTGTTTTCTTATAATACTCATTACATAAGTCATGTATTTTGGAGTTGGGAATAATTACAGTATCCAAATTAAGTTCAGGAATTTCTACATATACACTTTCATTTAAATTGTAATTATCCACAAGATTTTTAATAGAATCTTGAAGTGAATTTGCCGTTTTTACTTCTGGTTCTTTATTTGTAAATGATCCGGTTTTAGATCCTTTTTCTTTGGTTTTATTAGAATTCTTTCCTTCGGAACCTTCATCAGAATTCTTTCCTTCAGAATCTTTATGGGAATCATTGTCAGAATCTTTATCGGAATCTTTATCGGAATTTTCTTCCGAATCTTTTTCTTCAGAACCTTCATCAGAATCCTTACCTTTAGAATCTTCCTCCGAATCTTTTCCTTCAGAACCTCCATTAGAGTCTCCTTCGGAATCTCCCACAGAATTATTTCCATCAGAATCTTTTCCGGACTCAGTATTTCCCCTAGATTTTACAGATTCGGTATAACCTTCACAAGAATCAGATTCAGTCATATTTGCTTCTTCTTTACAATACTCATAAAGAATTTTAGATGCATTAAGAACATCTACAAAGGTTTCACATGAAGCAATCGAATCGACGATTTCCTGTTCCTTTTCGTTAAATTTGAAAAATAGAAAACTTCCCAATTTAAAGTGAAGATTTACTTTATCAGCAAGATTAAATTTAGTGATGTCATCCTCACCAATTCCAAAAAAATCTTGATCATTAAGTTCATTATATCCATTGTAGAAGGTTTTAGCGAGACCTGCATATTTACGCTTCATCAATTTCTCAACACGAGCATCTTCGACAATGTTGACAAATTGCTGAGGAACTTTATACTCAATCTGCCAATCCTCATCAGGAGTGAATAGCGCATGTCCAACTTCATGACCAACCAAAAGGTCATAAACCAAGTTGGATGCCCTTTCCCACATAGGGAGAGTCAGTACGCGATTATGAACATCAAAACAAGCAGTTTCGACATTTTTGTGCTCAACAACAAGGTCTTCGGTCGCAAGAAGACGAGCGAGGTGGGATTTGATTTCGTGGTTAATGGCCATTCGAATTTTTTTCGGGTGACCTTACTATACAAAAAAAAGAGGTCTTGCGACCTCCTAGTGTGCCAGTTTGGAAAGTGGTCTCAAGTAGGTCCTTGACCCCTTTTTGTGATTGAAGGATATCCATCTGTATGATCTTTGTTTGCTTCATAACGTCCTTTACCACCACTTTCACCAGTATCTCCTCTTGTATTTCTACCACTTTTATGAAGTTCTTGTCTTTGCTTACTTTTTATACTATGAAACTTTTGGATTGCTCCTTGAGGGCCATGATCACCCAAAGAACTAGAACTTACTTTGGATCTAGTATTGCCCCCAAGATTTCTTCTTCTACTAACTTCCATATCAGACATTCCTTCCTCACCTCTATTCCTTTCATCAAGAACTTCTTCAACAATACTCTCTCTCCAATCCTCACTCATATTGACCATAATGACTTCTGCTTGTTCTTGAGTATCAGCATAACCTTCATCTAAAAGATGTGAGAGAATGATGTCGTAGAGGTCTACTGCTTCACCAAGTCCAAGTGCCTTTCTTGCCTTTGCTTTTTCTTTTGGTGATGGTGCTTTTGAAGGAACAAGGTCTTTGATTGAATGAGTTGCCTTACCAACTTTAGCAGGTGCTAAAGGCATCTTTTCCATACGGGAAGCCATTCTATTCTCATCAAGTTCATAAACCTGACTATAAGCTTCTTGAAGGGCACGAAGTTCTTGTGAGTTCATCTTTACAAATACTTTTTAGTTATTTATGAAAAAAGGAAGTCTTGCGACCTCCTAGTGTGCAAGTTTGGAAAGTGGTTCTTCAGATACCGTATTTTTTCTTAAATTCTGCTCTCGATTCATCCTCACGCCTGCTACGTTCTCCAAATAAATCATCTCTACGTGTTTTTAGACGACCTCTCATTCTTTTTGTTTTATCCCCCCTTTCATCAGAAGGAAGGCGATTTAATCCACGACTTCTGCCTTGATGTTGATTATCGAGAACATTCTGCGCTTTATACGTGGTTTTTACACCCTTTTCAATTTGTTTATCAGATTGATCTTTTGCTGCTTCACAAATACTCTCTCTCCACTCTTCACTCATATTCACCATAATGACTTCTGCCTGGTCTACAGACTCAGCATAACCTTCATCAAGAAGGTGAGAAAGGATTACATCATAAGTATCAAAAGATTCATTAAACGCTCTACCAAAGTGCATTCTAACTCCCTTTGCGCCTGGTATTTGCTTTACTCCTCTTGTATCTACATGATCTTTCCTTCTTTGTTTCCCCACTCTTTTTGTTGCTTGATTTGGAGTTTCTAATTCACCTGAAGGTCTCCTTTCTGGATTTCTTGCATGGTTTGGAGTATCTCTTTCATTTCTAATATAAACTTTATCCCAATTTGGAACATCATAGTGCTTTTCCATTTTATTTGCCTCAACAATACTCTCTCTCCAATCCTCACTCATATTCACCATAATGACTTCTGCCTGCTCTACAGACTCAGCATAACCTTCCTCAATAAGGTGTGAGAGAATGATGTCATAGAGGTCTACTTGTTCTTTTTTCACACCTCTATCGGAAAAATGCTTAGATAATCTTTTTCCTTCAACTTCACTATGAGTTGCAAGTTTTCCGGCAGTAGAATCAAAACGTTTGTTTCTATCAGTTCTCACATTTGGAGAATTCTTTGATAGGTAAGAATTACGACTGGAATCTTTTTCACCTTTACCATATTTCACATCATCTATTTTTGCTTCAGCAATATAAATCTCAGTCATTTCATCCCAAGTATATTCACTAAGATCATAACCTTCCTCTACGAGTTGATTTACCCATGCTTCAACTTCTTCACTCAAACCTTTCTTTACAACATGACCAGCAAGTTTAGCAGTTCCAGTTACTCCGGAAGCAACTCCTTTAGCAACAGTAGAAGCAGCCTGTCCAACTTTACTGAGTGTTTTTCCAGTTTCGGAAGCAGCCTTACTTAAACTCTTATTAGCGGCATTATGTCTTTCAATACCTTTAGTAACAGCATTAGCGACACGATCTAAGAATCCTGGTTTTTTAGGTTGTTTGTTAGCAGCAGCTGCGACAGCAGATTGTCTCTGAAGAGATGCCTTCATTCCGGATGGTTTGGATTCGGATGCCTTTTCTTCTGCTTCTTTTCTCGCTGCTTTCTGAGCACCAAGTCTTTTTAATGATGCTGCTTTTGGTTTTCCTTTAATTTCCTTTCCAGAGGCAAGTTTAGGTTCAATTTTTACACCACCTGCTCTTGCTTCAGTCAAAACATAATCTTCAGCAATATCATAAACAAAATTAGCAAACTCTTCTACTCCAAGTTCTTCGATGAGAATATCAACTCCATCCTCATTCAAACCCATTTCATAGAAATATTGGGCAGCAATTTCGACTTCTTCAGTTAATTCTTGGGGAACATACATTGAAGAGTATGCTTCCATTAAACCTAAAATTTCTTGATCTTTCATGTTCAACAAGTTTTTAGTTATTTATAAAAAAAGCGCCTCATCGGAAGAGAGACGCTTTTTGAGATTCTTCATTCGTTTTTTAGCTTGACGAATTGCCTGAGGTTTTTTCTTCCCCTTGTCTGGACGACGATGGGGTTCTCTCCCAGACTCCCAAATCTTGTGATGGTTTGCCATTGACCCAGTTTTGAAACTTCTCCAACATACTATCTATAAATTCGTCGATTTTGTCATAGTCTTGTGCCACTTTGTCTACTGTCCTCCGATTTCGGTTTTATAAGAAAATCCATTCTTTTTCTCAAATTTGATCACATTTTCAAATTTATCCTGCAATCCATCTTTATGTGAAATTACAAATACGTTTGCATCTTTAATTACATAACGAATAATTTTCAGGAATTCATCAGATCCAAAACCATCCAATGAACTGTCAAATATTTCATCAAAAATAATCAAATTAGTATTTACTGAATTTTTAACTCTCGCAACTTCTCTCCAGGCAAATATAAGAGCAAGATCAATTCTTGCTTTTTCACCTTCAGAAAATGAAGCATATGTAAAATCTTCGTGAATTGGTGATTTTACAGTTTCGTTAAATTCTTCATCTAATTGGAAATTAATATAAAAATCCATCATCTGAAGATAACGATTTACCTGTTGATTAATAAGTGGAAGATACTTCTTAATAATTTTAGTTTTCACACCATCATCTTTTAGAAGTGAATATGCAAAATCATAGTAAATTATTTCATCCTTCTTAGTACACAAATCCCCAAATATTTTTTGAAGACTTTCTCTAAACTCTTCTAACTTCTCATGTTCAGTATTTCGGTTTTCAAGTTGATTGGTAATAGTTTGAATTTCAGTTTCAAGATCTCTGATCTGTCTCTGATTGTGAGAAGTTCGGATATTATTCTGAGAAATTTCATGTGTTAATTTTGTAATCTCCTTTGTTAAATTAATAAATTGACGCTCTCTTTCTTCCTCTTTATTAATTTGTTCTTCAAGTTCAGTATAACCTTTTTGAAGTTCCTTTGCTTTGGATAGAAAGTCATCAATCTTATTTAACCTGAAATTTTCTTCAATTTCCTGAGTACAAGTAGGGCATACCGTATTCTCAGTGAAGAATTTGTGGTCATGTGTAATGCTTGATACTTTCTGAGATATTTTTCCTTTCAAATTTCCAAACTTTTTAAGTTTTTCAGTGGCACCAGTAACTTTTTCTTGATCTTCGGTGCGAGTAACAATTTTTTCTTCTATTTTAGAATTTTGAGTAATATAAGATTCATTTTCAGTTAATAAATTATTAATTTTTAACTTACGATTTTCAATATTTTCTTTACTTCTGTTTTCCAATTCATCAATGAAATTCTCTTGCATTTCAACTTTATCTTTAATAGAATCTTTTTTGATATGCAAAGATTTTATTTCATCCTTTCTAGATTTTATTTCATCCTTAATGATAGAATTCATTGTAGAGAAAATCCGAATATCCAAAAGATCTTCAATTACTTCTCTTCGATGTGCCTTTGCTAATTGCATAAATGGCACAAAATTACTAGAACCTAAAATTACAATCTGAGTAAAAGATTTATAGTTTACTTTCAGAATAGTTTCTTCCAGAATTTTTTGATTTATACGATCATCAGATTCCTTATGAAGTAGACTACCATTAACTTCAATATCAAAAATATTTGGTTTGATTCCTCGGCGTATCAAATACTCTTTGTTATTTACTGTAAACTCAATTTCAACCAGACAATCCTTCTCATTTACACTATTAGGTAGTTGTGGTTTATTTACATTTCGGAAAGGACGATTGAAAAGAACGAATGTAAGTGCATCTAACATAGTAGATTTACCTGCACCATTAGTTCCAATAATTAAATTTGTACTACTTTTTTGGAAATCAATTTCTGTAAATTGATTACCGGTACTTAAAAAATTTCGATATCTAATTTTTTTAAATATAATCATGATTTTAGTGGAACTATAATATCATTGGGGGTAATTACGGCATATTTGTAGTTGTATAACTTACAGGTTTTGATTGCAAGAGCATCATCAACTTCAACAATATCCATTTCTTGTTCTTCTTGATTTTCAATCATTAAAGCATATCGAGTAGCATCATCTTCTTCTTCAAATAAAAATAAAACTTTCTCACCATAAGAGTCAGGAACAGCATATGCTCCATCATCTTTATGGTCTTTTAGAGTCAGTAAATACATTTTTACCTCCGATTTAATATTCTACTTCACATGCTTTCTGATAAATTTCCTGAAGGATTCCTTTGACTATTGTCTTATCAAATGAAACTTCGGAATCTTCAATATAACGATTCAAAATTGAAATAGTATTTTCTTCTTCATCAACTTCAAATTCTTCATTTTCGGGAATACTAAAATTTTCTACAATTTTAAGATCCTGAACACCAGATGAATATAATTTATCGACAAATATTTCAAATGATTTTGGTTTAGTTTTTTTACGAACAATTAATTTGACAAGTTTATTTTTATATTCTTCAGTATTGAAAGTTTGATATGGTGTATCTTCGTAATAGATGTTATAGAATAATTTATAAGGATTGTTAATTGGAGTGTGCTCTAAAGTTTCAGTATCGAAAATATGAAATCCACGAACATCATTCACATCACTCCAGTACATTTCATAAGTATTACCAAGATAGAAGATAGATCCATTATCAGAACGAGTGTGGTAATGACCAGAAAATACCTTTTGGAACTTTGAAAAAATATCCGGGTCCAGTCCATGATCCTCCATTAATAAATTTTGATTAACACGAAAACCCTGAAGTTCCAAATGACCCATAGCAATCTTTGCTTTGGATTTCTGAATTACCTTCATAGTTTCATCATAATTTTCACTACAAATCCAAGGAATAAATGTTATATCAATTCCCCCAACTTGAGTATTTGTTGGTGAACTATAAGTTTTAATATTTGGATAAGTTTTAAGAAGCAAATCTGGAGAGTTTACATTGTTAGTATTCTTATAATAACAATCATGATTACCCACAATCATATGAGTTTCATATCCACGAAGAGGTTCAAAAACAACTCTCTTTGCCCATTCCAGACTTTGATAATCAATTGACTTACGACTATCGAAAGCATCACCCATATGAATCACAGTGGTCACTCCATGCTCCTCTAAGGCGGGGAAAAAGACATTTGCATAGAAGAGTTCGAAATAATCGTGAAGGTGCTTAGAACCCTTCCTAGCGCCAAAATGGCTGTCCGTAAAAATTCCGATTTTCATAATAATTTGTTCCCTTTACGGATGTTTTCAATAGCAGTCAAAATTTGCAAATTATCTGGGTGGTGCTTACCACCTTTTGAGATTGGATGAATGTGATCAACATGATGAGCAATTCCAGTTTCTTCCGTGATCCTAGCACATTCTTGGTAGATAAGCAATATGCGTTGATGCTCTTCTAGTGTTAGGATTGGTGCTTCACCAAACTTCTTTGCCCTATACCTATATGTCTTATTATTAGATTTTTCTTTCGTTCTATAAGGTTTCATCAACTCTTCATTATTCAATTTTTCCAATCCTTTCTTTTTAAGGCAGGGAGCACAACTGGAAGTGGATACATACTTTTCATAACTACCACAATGTTTGCAAGCAACAGAACCTTCATAAGTTTTCTTACCTTCCTCTATTGCCTGTAGTCTATTCTGCCTTCCAATGTCGCTATATTGATTGGGCATAATGCTCCGTAATGTTACAATTATTTATAACACTTTGGAGCATTTTTCATCGGTTATTGTTTCTGTATTGAATGGCATCTTTCATGCTGTTATATTCACTATTGCCCCCAGAAAGCAAGTTGTCATCGATTACCATTACTTCATCAAATCCGGTTCTTTCGATGATCTTATTTTTAATTTCTAATTGTTTCTTCTCTTTTTGAATCCTTCTCAAAAATGCAAAGTGAATAATCTGAGTAAAATAAGCAAAGGGATTTTGTGATCTTTCGGGATTAAAGTTATGAATATACTGAACACAATTTTCAATACCATCAGAAATCATATCATCCCTGAACATATAATTAACAAAGTTTGGTTTATATGAAAGATGAGTAGCGATCTTTAGAAAACATTCTCCAATATAATTTGGAATTCTGGGTTTACCTTCCCATTGCTGTTTATCTGTGGGATATTCACCATGTTTCTCATAATACCGATTCTTAGAATTCTTAATTTTCTCGGCATATATGACTAATGCTTCTAAGAACTCCTTATTATTGACATAGTGCTCAGACTTTTTTCTTGACATAACATTATTTTATTTGATAAGTTAACATTATCATAGCACATATATGATGAATTAGCAAGGGGGCTTGACAAGACCTCAGAATCCTGTTATAATACCTTTGTTAGGTTTGAAGAGAGTAGCTTTAGATATCTTTAAGATTATTAAAGGCCTCTTCAAGTCTCTTACGGGCATCCTCTACAGAAGAGATGTATCCCATTTCAGTAGTCAGTTCTACTCTACCATTCTCAGTACTTTCATCATTGAGATACTTTCTATAGATATTGATCGTAGTTTTATCAAATATCTCAGTCATAGTAATAACCTTATCAAATTTAATAATATAAAAGTTATCCTTAGGTATATCCATCCAAGGTTTAATACGAATTAAAGAAGCAGATTTATTGTATTCAACCTCCATAATTACAGGATCCTGTAGAACTATAAGAGGATCTCCACCATTCTCATCAACAGATATCAATGAGAATATCTCTTCACCAGATACTAATTTTAAACAACAGTAAAACTCTTCATTCATTAGTTTTTAAGTTAATATTTACAATATCGTAATTGAAATTTTCTTCATTATAGATCTTGATTCTTTCTACAAGATGATTCAAGGTATAGTTCTTCTGTGACTTATAACTGATATCGTCTGCAATATCATACAAAGTTGCTTTTACTTTGTTTTCGCCTTTTCTGAGTACTCTTCCGATAGATTGAAGATTTCTAATTCTCGATTTCGATGGTGACGCAAACACAACATTATGTAAGTTACGAATATTAATACCGGTAGAAAAAGTACCATAAGATGCCACGATAATTGTGTTGTTTTCCTTTTCAGTTATTTCCCTAACTCTTTCTCTTTCTTCAGTTTCAACACCACCATGAATGAAGAAAACATGTCGAGTAGATTGAGCACCATTATTTATTGAATCAAATAATGGCAATCCATGAGATTCTACACGACCAAATAGAATTAAAGTGTTTCCCTTAAGATCTAATGCTAGATTCTTAATTAGAGTATTTCTTTTCTTATGATTGATTATGTATTGAATTTCATCTTCAAAAGTTTCAAATTTATTTGGAGTGTGCTTGAGAAGAAGAATTTTAATATCAAGTTTCGCTAGATGACCTTTTTGCATTAATTCATCAGTTTTAATGAGTTTATAAGAAGGTCCAAATAATCCTTCAAGAACCCATTTGTGAGTTTGAGTTCCATCTAGTGTTCCGGTAAAACCAAAACGATATTTTGCATCACAAAGTTTCGTCATTATAGATATTAATGACTTGGACTTAAATTGGTGTGCTTCATCTCCTATGACTACATTAAATCTGGAAAAATACTGCTTAGGCAATTTGTAAATACTTTGCCATGTGGTAATAATGACTTGAGAATCTGTTTCTCTTTCCTTACCAGCATAGATCTTGTGGCAAAATGAACCAACATCCCACCCATAATCTGCAAAATCTTTATACATTTGCTCTACAAGGGAAGTCGTTGGAACAACTATCAGAATATTTTGCTCTTGCTCAACGTAATATCTCACAATCGCATATATCATTAATGACTTTCCAGAAGCAGTTGGAGATATCAATAACTTGCGATTATGTTTTAAAGCGTCGTATACACCATCAATCTGGTAATCTCTAGGTGTATGGCGGCTAATTGCGGTTACATAATCCTTAACACCTTCACGAGATATCTCTTCATTTTCCTCGAAAGGTAATCCATAAAATTTATTATCCTGGAACTCATAGGTATATTCATGAGTTTCGCAAAATTTTATAATTTTATCAAGTAATCCTACATAAATCTCACCAGTTTGAACATTGAACAAATAAATTCTTCCGTCCCAATACTTATTTCTGTATTGGGGCATGAATTTTGCACCAGGAACATCAAAAGTAAATTGATCTTTCAGTTCATAGTATATGTATGGATCTGCTTTGATATGTAAATATACTTCATTCTTTTTGGAAATGATCAAGTGTGACATGATTTAATCTAAGTTGTAAGTATTTATTTCCATAAAAAAGGAGCAAAAATACTCCAGTAAGTCAGTTAAATCCTGCTTGAAATTTCATAAATTCAATTGCATTCTTAATTTGGTAAGTGCGGTTAGAAATAGTCTTAATGATCTCTTCTAAGAACTTGAGCATGAGATCATAATACTTAATTTTCAGGTCTACTTTAGAGAGTCTCTCATCTGCCTCCATATGCCTCTGTATGGCATCTTTCTCTCTCACCTTATAGGGAAATGGTTCCTCAGCATAAACCTCTGCTGGTGCCTTTCCTGTGTAGTAGTTGTAGCGTTCAAGACGAACTCTGTTGTAGGTGTCTCTTGCCTTTTCTCTGAGAAGAATAATTGTATTATAAAGGTTGTAATATTTGGAATGTAGTTGTGGAATTTTTAGTGATTCATCATGTAAGTTATCGGGATCTATGACAGAATCTTTCTGCCACATTTCCTGAATTTGATCAAGATTCATAGGGGATTTCCTTCGGGATTCAATATGTTATATACAGTATACTTGAAAGTTGCCTCTGCTGTAAAGTAGGTAATATCTGTGACTGTGGCATCAAAATCAATTGATGTAAGTGCAACTGGAAATAAGTCCTTAAATTTGACTAGTGCAACATCTCTATAATTGCTATTTAAAATTCGAAGAGTTCCATCACTAAATCCTCTCTTAGGATCTTGTGTTCCATCATCTGTCATGACTAAAGATTTATATTGCGAAGTAATTTCTGGATAACCCAATCCATACATCCAATTATGAATTGCCATATAGTTTTCCATGTTCTCATCAACTAGAAATTTTAAAGAAAAATCTCCAAATTCTATTTTGTCCCCAGGAACATCAATATCTTTTAAGTAGTTTGGTTGAATTGCAGTTCCCATTCTAATATCAGGAATACTTGCAGAATTACAATAAAATGCCGCCTTTGGTTCCTTTGCTAAAGTGAATTTAAATCCTATAGGAGATAAAAAATTTCTGTTTCCAATTTGCTTATCAAAAGCTGTTGCCATGGTGTTTTATTTTTATTTAGTGGTTTTATAAGTATCTAAACCAAGGTTTTCTATTTGGTCTACTTTTATTTTCATCCTTAGAGCAACTTCTTGAAATACTGGATCTTAAAATACCTAATTTTTTAGAAGCTTCTGTTGCGCTTTTATATACAATACCTGTCCTAGTGTCTATTACTGGTTTGTTATTTGATATTCTGCTAGATTCTTTTACATGTTCTGGGCATGGTCTACCACTAGTTCCCCCATCCCCACCAAGAGTTGCATTGTATTTGGGACTTAATCGATTAATCCAATATATTTCTCTACTTCCCATATCTTTATTTTCACATTCTTCTAAAATTTCCCATTCAAAATTTTCTTTTCCATATTTTTTTAAAGCATTAGGAAAAGGAACATTACACTTTTTATGTCTAGAATACCAAATATGGGAGTTAATTCTTTTATATAATTTATCATATGAGGTTCTACCAATATAAAATTTTCCATTAATTTTATTTGTTGCCTTGTATATAAATGCCATATATTAAATAGGTATGTATCCTTTATTTACGATAAAAAAGGGGGGATTTCTCCCCCCGTAAAATTAAATTATAATTATTTAATTTTTTTACATCAAGTTGGTTACTTTAACTCTTCTGTAGTAACGGTTAGAGTTTCTGAGTAGACGACCTGCACCTACGTCTGTACCTTCAGCAAATGGGTTAGCAACAATACCATATCTGGTCTTGAAGCCGATCTTAGGCTGGAAGGTGTTCTCACCAACGGCACGAACCATTTGGAGAGGAACATAAGGGCAATAGAATAGACCAGCATCATAAGGGGAAGAACCCTTATAACCAACAACGTAGTACTGACTTGCAGATACGTTTGCAGAATAAGGATCAATATAGACCTTATACTTGCCTTGAAGAACACCAGCGAAGGTGTTACCAGTGTCATCAACGTTAAGGTTAGCGTTAAGAGCAGGGGTGTAATCAAGAACACCTGCCATGGTGAGTGCCGAAGCAACGTCAGCCGAGCAGAGGATCATGTTGCCCTTTCCACGACGAGTTCTTTGTGCGATTGCGTTAGCATCACGCTCGATTTGGAAAATAAGACCCTTGAACTTCTCAACAGACCAACGACCATTGGAGTCAACGTCTAGGTCAAAAGTACCAGCACTAGCAACGTTTGCCTGAGCACCTGATTCAGCAACACCATAGATGGTACGAATAACTTCGCGGTTGATTTCAGCAAGAATCTCTGTGGAGAGAAGATTTGCCAATTCCGCTTCAGCATTCAGACCGTGGATTGCCTTAAGGTCTTGAGCGAGTTCTAGTGAGTACTCAGCTTTCAGAGCACGGGATTTTGCAGTAACGGTGATTTTCTCGATTGAGAAAGCCATTTCGTTGAACTGATCGGAAGTTCCAAGTGCTTCTGCATCATCGGTACGCATTGCTTGACCTACGTTGTAGGTGGTAGCAGTTTGTCCAGATTCTGGGTTAAGAAGACCAGGATTAGTACCTTGTTGTGAAGTAGTACCAAGACCAACTGCACCATTAGTCCAACCAGTGGTGTTATTGAATCCACTATCTTGACCAGAGAACGCGGAATCTGGTTCGTTGAATAGAGCTTCAGTACCACCTTGAGTCTTATACTTCGAACGCATTGCGAAGATAAGTCCGGTAGGACCGTTCATTGGTTGAACACCTGCGAGGTCATAAGCGACCAAGTTAGGCATTGCACGTCTGATCAGGGAGATCAGAACAGGGTCGAAACCAGCAACAGGTGAAGAAGCACTGCCGGAGAAACCTGGATTTGCTGCGGATTGTGTGGTGCTACCCTCGGAAAGGAACTCACGCTCTTCGCGGAGAGTTCTTTCTTGGTTTTCTAGCAGGACTGCGGTTACCATTCTACGATGTGAATCTCTGATTCCATCTAGTCCCTGATAGTCAAGGATTGGTGCCCACTTTTCCTGCAATTGTTCTGCATTGAACATTTGCATTTGATTTACCTCTGTTAAAAGTGTTGTTTTGTTAGTTTGATTTTATGATTAAAAGATCACTTTTTGGATGCTCTACTAAGAACTGTTAGGTAGCTCTCCATAGCACCACTAATTTGTGGAGCATTAGAATATTCTACTTCTTCAGAGAGATTCTCAGAAGCATCTCTTTGAGTACCAGTGGTTCTGGTTGGGAAATAAGATTCCCTCAGTGTTACTAGTTTCTCACGATAGTTAACTTCACCATCAAACTCAACATTTTCTGCAAGAGAAGCGAGTTTGTCCTTCTGAGAAAGTGCGAGACCCTCAGTGACTTCGGAGAAGATTACATCGGTAACCGACTCTGCTAATCTCTTATTTAGAGCAATATTATGTCTAATTTGCTCGTTGAGTTTTTCTTCCATTTCATCTAGTTTATCTACCATACTCTCGACTACATCATATCTTTCTTCAGGGATTGTTACATAATGATCTTCAAAAAGACCCCTCATTCCTTGGAGGAATGATTCGGTCATCTCAGTTTTAAGTCCTTGCTCAATTGCAAGAACATTTTCTGCTACCCATTCATCGGCAACATACTCAAGATAAGCATCAACTCTTTCTACGAGTTCGGATCTCACTGCCTGAATTTCTTCAAGCAGTGCTTCCTCATACGCTTCAGTGAGTTGTTCTTTAATTTCATTAACTTTAGATTTGATAGCAGCTTCGAAGATGGTTCTTGCCTTTTCTTGGAATTCTTCGGAAAGATCCTCACCAGCAAGAAGAGCATTTACATCTTCTTCGATGCTAAACTCTTCCTTCACATCTTCATCTTCCGAGTCATCCTCTTCAGATTTAGAAGACTTCTTTTTGGCATATTCTTTTTTATCTTCTGTTTCATCTTCTTTGCTACCTTCATCTTCATCTTCAGTAGCTTCCAAGATTTCTTCTTCGGAAATCAAATCTTCTTCATCTTCCTCAGTCTCTTCCTTAACTGCACTTTTAGTAAGATGTTGCATTGCTTCTGCAGATTTAGCACCCTTATTTACAATATTCTTGACTTGAGCAAGAGTTTTTCCGGGGGTGTTTAGTTTTGCTGAATCATCATCAGTTTTGTAATTCTCTGGGGTAGGACCGCCAAGATCTTCCCAACTTCCAGTTTGCCCAGGAGCAATACCTGTGGTCAACTTTTGCATTGGTTCTGCTGACTTAGCGCCTTTGGTTACTACGTTTTCCATTTCTTGTAAATTTCTACCAACGGACATTTTTAGTTGATTGTGTTATAATCTATATTTATTTATAAATTAAAGATTTGCTAAGAAATCTTGGAACAATTCAATTTTATGTTCCTGAAGTTTTTTGCTATCTACTAGTGTATTAATTCTTCTTTGAGTCTTTTCAACAAGACTTCCACGAAGAATACCACCATCCCAAACCCACTCTTTACCTTCCATAATTCCTTGAACAAAAGCATCAGGAGCGGAAGGATCGGCAACGATATCTGCAGCGGTTGCAAGCATGAAATCTTCGCCAACAATTTTATGACCTTCATTGGTCAACTTAAGTGAACCTACACCACGAGAAGAAACACCAAGACAAACACCCTCAGAGATAAGTGCTTTAGCAATCTTACCCATAGGAGTTTCTAGAAGCTGTGCCTTACCTCTAATATTTCTACCTTCACGAACAAGAGATGTGATCATATGTGATACACGATCCAAATTAACTGTTGGTCCATCGGGATGCCCAAGTTCTCCAAGAGCACGTCCCTTATTCACAAAAGATTCATTATAACGATCAACTTCCCTCATCAAAGTTTCCATGGGATACATTCTCCCATTACGATTACAAATATCACCTTGAAGGAAAATACCTTCAATAAACATTTTTTTAGTGGAACCTTTTCCTTCGGTAATAAATTTAACCTTTTGTACTTCTTCTGTGATGAGTTTCATTTCTTATGCGTCTCCAGAAATTTGAACTTGTTGAATATAAAGTACTCCAGTTCCAGTTCCATAAGAGGAAACTCTTACAGATCCTCTTAGATCTCCATCAGAAGAAAATGTAGTCAAAATTCCACTAGTATTCGTTCCAATAGAAACTCTAGTTGAAAAATAACCATCATAGGATGAAGTTCTATTTACTGAAATCACTGGTTGATGGGTGAAATTGAAATAGGGTTGACCAACTGATCTTAATGTTACATAATCCCCTTCAATGAAAGGGGAATCTGTTCCCTCGGGAAAATTTATAGTCGTATTAGTTCCAGTAGTAATTGCAACTACTCTTTGCGATGCTGGACTTAATGCTAGAGTAGAAGTGCTATTAGCGGGAACATAATAATCAGTGGGAGATGCTGTAGGATTTGTTCCAATTGCAACAAATGTTCCGGCAGTAACTGCTACAACTCTCAGGGTATCTGATTGTAATAATATCGGGGTAGAACTAGTAGCAGATGCGGAAGCAATTGCTACTGAAGTTCCTAAACCAACTGGTCTATGAGTTGCCATTATTCGTCATCTCCACCAAACATTGTGGTAGCAACTTCAGGTCTAAACGAATCAATTCTTTCTGCAGATTTTGCGAAAAGAATATCTTTAATTTTATCAGTAACTTGAGATGCGGCAGAATCAGTAGCAATCAAATCTATAAGATCTTCCATAAATTTTAATGTAGTTTGTGTTAATTATTTATATCTCTGCTTTTTTTGAGTCCATCGTTAGTTTTTTATTAGATTCTGCATCTACAGATGCTGCCGAATTATCCAATCCTGGATCTTCTGGCATAACACCTAATGAATTTGGATCCATTCCTCCCATATCAGTTCCAGGAGCTGGTAATGGTTCTCCGGTTATTGGATCAATTGAATTTGGATCAGGAATAATTCCTTTCTCAATTTCTTTTTTAATTTGATTATCAATATCCAACATTTCAGAATCACTTTGGTGAAGAATTTTAGATCTTACATATTGAACCGAGAAATATTTTCCAATATATGGTTCAATAGTTGCTAGGGTTGCTAGTCTCTCATTTAATAATTCTGCTTCTTTCAATTCAGCAAACTGATTATCATAAAGATAATCAAACTGAATATGATCTGCCATTACTTCCCAATCTTCTGGGGTTGTAATATTTTTTAGAATCAATTGAGTTCTAAGAATATCTAAAAATAAATTAGAGAATCTTTTTCTTAAACGTCCTACAAATTTTGAAAACTTAACTTCATCTCTTAAAATTTCAGAAGAACGGCCAAGATTAAATCCACTTTCTCCACTAATTCTAGATTCAGGTACAGCAAGTGCTCTATAAAGTTTTCTTTGGAAATAATCAATATCAGTAATTTCTCCTAAATTTTGACCACCTGGAAGAGTTGTAATTTCTGTACCTCTACCACCTTCTCTACGAGGTAACCAGAAATCCTCCATCATAGACATAAATTTACGATCATCACGAATTTCTCCGGTATTTGCATCATAAATTAACTTATTCCTATAACGTGACATAACCTCTTTGAGGTATTGTTCTGCTTTAACTTTAGGAAGATTGCCGACATCAATATAAAAAATACGACGTTCTGGTGCTCTGGAAAGTCTATAAATTACAAGACTATCTTCAATCATTCGAAGTTGATTGAGTGCCTTAATTGCTTTATGTAAATATGATAATATAGTTCCTTTATTTCTATCTACTAATCCTGAAGTAACATAGGCGATAGAATCTTTAGCAATTTTAATTTGCTTCTGAGTTCCTCCGCCAGAAATCATTCCGGATGGATATGATGGTGCTGGTGAATATAGATAATATTCTTCAATTTCAGGAAAGAATATCTTCTGAGTTTCGTTTACGTTAGTTAAATTAGTTAAATCTTGTCTATTAGTTTTCTTTTCTTGTCTGACATATTTCATTTTCATTGGATCAATATATCTCAGATCCAATATTCCATCATGTGGTTTTTTTACATCAATTACTTTCATGTAATATAGTTTTCCATCCACATACCAATTTCTGAAAATTTCATGGGACTTTCTATCAAAGTCCAACATTTCTTTGATATTTTTAAATTCTTCTCTAATTTTTTGCTTTAGTTTGTCACTAGCATTTAAATTTGAGAGTTCGATCTCTACTGGAGAATCATATACATCGCTTACAATTGCCTCATTTACAACATCTTCGATGGCATTATCACATTCTGGGTGCAATGCCATCTCACGATATCTTTTAATGAGATCAAATTCAGTTCTATATACTCCTTCAATATCCAAATATTGACCATAAAATCCACTTGCAATAAAATTATCTACCCCGTCATCGTTATTTGGAGGAACGGGGGAGATAACTGATTTAGATTTTAACCTGTCATTGCTATCATCAATTGAAAAACCAAAAAGTTTTGCCATTTATAAAATCAGATCATTTTATATATTTAGTTAATATCTTCACCACCTGCTGCAGGTGAATTACCCTTAATTGCTTCCCACCACTGAACTTGGAATTCACAAGTAAATTCTTCAATTACATCAGTTGATTCATAAGAAAGTGAAATAGCTTCAACATTTGTTGGGAAAATATCGTACATGTGATAAGCCCTAAGAGTAGAACCATCACGATCCAATTGATAAACAAATGCATCTGCTTGATATGCTGCTGGATCAGTAACACCAGTATTATCGGAAACTTTATTGATGGAATTACTCCATTTTTCTAAAGCAGAACGAATTGAGAAATCAGTGTCATTGATGATTGTAACTGTCCAGGATGCGAAGGTTCTGTCTCCTGCGAGTTTCAGAATTCTTCCACGGAATGGAACATTTACTGGACCTAGTGTTGATGCAGGAAGTTGAGCAGTTTTGATTAAGAACCTTGCCTTATCTAGAACATTTGAGTTAGTTGGAGCTGAAGCTGGAAAAGAAAGAACCACTTCAAAAAGGTTAGGTCTTGTTCCACCACCGGTTAACTTACTTTTAAAATCAGTAATTTTTCTTAGTGGAGGTGGATTTAATTGATTTCTGGTTGCCATGAGTTTAAACCTCTAGATGAATTAGAATTTACCGATTACTTCTTCAAATGCTACACCAGTTCTGGTGGCAACAAATGTAAGACCAATGAAGTTAATTGATCTCGCTGGTTTGATATAAATGTCAGCAACAAATTCGTTACTATCAATTACAGCAGCAGTGTTGTTGGTCTGATCACAAACAACAACATAATCATAGATTCCTCTTTTTGCCTGAACATCTCTTAGGAAAGGTTCAACAATATTGACAAAGTTAGTTCTTGTAATTTCGTCATTAAATTCAAAGAGTTGATCTTTAGCAGCAGCAGAAATTGCCTGTTCAATATAGATGAAAAGTCTACGAACGTTGATTCTATCGAAAGCAGAAGATCTTCCTAGACCAGTTTTATCCCCAAATAGAATGATACCGGATCCAGGTGAGAAAATAATAGGGTTAATTCTATTAGAATACAGGCGATCTCTTTGCGATTTATTTGGATTGTATGCCAATTTAACTGCATTTAGAACCGCTCCTCTGCTGGTTCCTGCTGGGGAATACCATGCAAAGTTATTAATGTCATTACGAGCACATAGTCCAGCAATATCCCCATTCAGTGGAATATATCTGAAAGTATTTGAGAATCTATCATAGGTGTACTTATAACCACTATCAAAAATTGCATAAGATGAAGAAGTAACGGGAGAATAAAATCCGATTACATTTGAAGTGATTGTTTCTTCAGATTTTACCGTTACAGTTAAAGTGCCATTTTGGTTAGTAGCATCACTCAAAGCTGCTCCTCTATATGGGGAAATAAATGCAACTGCATCTTTTCTCAATTCGGCAACAGCAATAATTTGATTTGCAAGTGCCTGAGCGGTAGATAGATCATAATTTGCAGATCCCATGAGAATGAAATCTACTTTGTATTGCTCAGAATTGCCAAATTTTTGATAACCTGTAGTCAAATCTCCTAGGGTTGAAGTAAGTGCTCCAGTACTAGTAATTCCAGATTGTCCATTATAATTTAAACCACCTGCAAGGGTCAGAGTATTTGCTCCATAAGCACCAAAAGTGATGCCATTTGCATCTTGATCCCAATCATTATCAGTGGTTAAAACAAAGTTTGAACTATATCCAGTCGCTACAATTGCATTTGGTCCAGATCCACCAAAAATATATGCTGAGTTATTGGCAAGATACTTTCTCCAATAAGAAGGACTTCCAACTGCAAATTCAGCATCATTGGCCTTCGATAGACTTAAATGCTTCTCCAGAATTGTTCCTACATTTCCAGTAATTGTTCCGAGAGCATCAATAACTACGACATGAACTTCATCAAATCTAGATCCTCTATTAATCGCATATTCTGAAGTAGAAGGGCGATCTGCAATACTGTTCCAATCAATGGTAATTTCCGTAGTTCCAGTACCAGTTTTAGTATTTCCAACAATAAGTTTTTGTTGATCGAACCAATCTAATTGAGAAGTATATGAGGTGGTAGAAATTGTAGCTCCACCAATATTGGTACAAATTCCAATTGAACCTGAATTTGTAAATGCCCAAGTACCTAGAGGTTGATATTCTTTTCCGGATATTGTTCCTCCTGCAGAAACATGATCCAAAACTTTTACTGAAATTTTTCCGGAACCTACTTCAGTTATAATTCCTTTCAAATATCCGTCAAGAGTTACAGTTGTTCCTGCACCAACATCAATTCTTCCTACAACTGATTGAGTAATACCATATCCAACTTGAATTGAAGTAGTAGTAATTCCACTCAAAATTTGATCCGCTTTAGCATCAATAATTGCAACTTTGATGCCATTCGACCAAGAACCTGGATTTCTTGCTGCTACAATTACATCAGTGATTGTATTCTCATCATAACCCAATTGATTATAATCATCTAAACTTTTAATCTTGATGCTGGCGATTCCTACTTCACCCGCAAATCCATTCTTCAAATCTGCATCATCAGATCTGATAACCTGCAAAGATCCACCATATGCAAGATATGCAGAAGCAGTCAACCAATGCTCATAGTGCTTATCAGTGGCATAAGGTTCACCAAAGATTTGTAATAGTCCGTTTTCGTTTTCTACTAGAGTTGGAACATCAGTTGGTCCTTTCGCAAAAGGAGCAACAATTGCTCCCACTTTATTTGAAGTTGGATTTACTCTTCCAACTGTTAAGTCAACTTCTTTTACTACAATTCCAGGAGATGCTAAATTTAGCGCCATTTTTATTCCCCGACAAGTCCAGAATTATTCTAAAAGTATTTATAAAATTCTACCTCTTATCTATAATCCCACATATATGATCGATCTCCATATTCATCTAAATTCCAATCAGATGGATCTATATTATATTCTGCCTGAGATACTGCCATTTCCGAATATTCTTCAAATTCTCTTTGATTGAAAGGGATCCACCTCTCACCAGTTTCAGATTCAGTGAAAGATTCATCACCAAAACCATCATCAATAAAACCAAATGGAGACATATCCTGTTCTATTTGATTCTTTTGTTCTTCATATATTCTTTTGCGAACATCATTATTTGTCATCTCCTTGAAATATTCCTGAGCAACTAACCAAGAAAAAATAACCAGACACATTGCTAAGTCATCATTACAACCTTCTTCTGCCATAAATGTATTATGTTTCTGAATAAAAGTTGTAAGTTCCGAAATCATATCATAATCTTGCACAACAAGTTTATCATCTTCAATTAAAGTTCTAAGATTTGAACATCCTAATTTCTTAACCGCAGCTGTCATACGAACTCCTAACTGGGATTTCTTTCCAGAAAATCCAGATCCAACTATTTGTCCCGCACGACCTCTCATTGCACACATTAAAACATTATCATATTCCAAATCAAAGTGCATAATACTTGCAACTTGATCTCCAATATCATTAACTTCTATAAGTAACCAACAATCATTATATGCTTTCGCAACTTGTTCAATAATGCTTGGGAAAAGCATTGGTTTAATTTCATTATTTTTATATTTTGCTACTACCTTATATGGGAAATTGGTAATATCAAAGACAATAAATGCCGAATAATCATTTCCAACTCCTCTTGCCACATCAACTGTCATTAAGTAATTATTATCTTCCTTTGCCTCTTCGTAAATATCAAGACCTTTATTTCTTTTGAGTGGATCATTATAAATCATATTTCTAAGTTTTGTTGCACTGATCAATGTGTCAACCGAACCTAGGAACTCACATTCAAATTCAACCTTAAATTGTTGTTCGCTAGTGTTAGCAATAGTAGATGCCTTCCATTTAGCATCTCTACCAGGAACTTCAGACCAATGAACATCTGTAGGTACATATTCATTCTTTCCCTTCTCCGCGTCATGCCACATACGGTAGAAATGATTCATACCATGAGGTGTGGATACGATAATTACTTTCGTTGAACTACCTGAAGAAATGGTAGGATAAACTGATGCAAAAAATTGATCTGCAATTGTATTTGGAATGAACGCAAATTCATCCAAAAATATAATATTGTAAGATCCACCACGAACAGCAGATGCGGAAGTCGAAGCAGCAATAATTTTGGAACCATTCTCCAATTCTAATGATTGTTTGTTCCAGGATACAATACCTTGTTGCATCCACTTTGGAAGATTTTCATAAGCAAGTTGCAATCTACCCAAAAGATCCTTTGCGGTAGATGCTTTGTTTGCAAGAATGGCAATATTGACATTATCATTGAATACTGCATAGTGAAGAAGATAAGATACGCAAGTTGTAGAATTGTGAGTTGGTATAAAAGTCTTACCACATAGAAATAAATGATCCTCACTATCCACTTGAATACAAGCAACCGGAACACTATCAACTTTTTCTATCTTATGGATATAATGTCTATTTTCTTGTATTCTAGTTGCTCTTTGAGTATCTACATTATTTAATTTTCTTGGAAGATTAAATACTTGCTCTTTAGTTGTAAATGATACTGTATGATAATAATTATCTTTTATCTTTTTGTGTCTAATATTTGATTTAATTCCCAATGTAGATAATAGTTCTACAACTTGCAATACAAGATCATAATTTTTTTGATAGAATTCAAATGATCTTGTGTTCTTTATCACTGACCCATCAGTATCCATTAATCCACGAAGTAATTCTAATCTATCTTCATAGGAAGATCTCAAATAATTTTGTGGAATATGTTTATTTTTTAATAGATTTTGTAATTTTAATTTTAATCTAAAATCTTTAACTTTAAATCTTATACAATTTCCATCTTCCCTTTCATATTCTACATCTATTCTTTTTTTATAGAATGTATAGTCATCTTTATGTGCAATTATTCTCCCATCAGAAGAATATCCATCTCCCAACCAAACTCCAAGAAGATATGGATCAATATCTAATGAATTTTTAATAAAACTGATCGGTTTAGATTTATTGACATATAATGATCCCTGGACTCCCCTTCCTCTTTTATTTTGAGATTTGGATTCGTATCTGTCGTATATCTCCTGGGATGTTATAACTTTCTTTCCGGTTCTCCAGTAAGAACTATCAACTTCCCATGAATGATCTGCATCTGCAATTATTTTCTCACCATTATCGAAATATAATTTATAACAATCATGGTTATGCATTATATCAGTTTTCATAATAACTGAAACTTTATTTCCCGATGGAGATAGTATATCATCCCCAACTTTAAGATCTCCCATTGTTGTCCAACCAGATGGTGTTGGAATTGGAGTATCTAATGCTAATGCCTTACCCGTCTGTCGAGGCATCTTACAGATATTAAATCTATTATCATGGAATCTTTGTACTAATTTTTCCTGAAATGGAAACATATCAAAGGGAATAAGACCATGATCAAGAGATACAATTTTGATATATTTTTTTGCAAAATATACCGGATCATTTGAGCAGTTTATCCATTCAAGAACTTGTTCCTCAGTCCATTGAAAAGTTGTGTTTGCTCTCTTTAGATTTGGATTGGAGAGATAAGCATCAGACTGCTTTAGTTGAATATCTTCGATTGGCATAATTGTTACCTACTAATTTCTTCCCAATCTACGGATGCCACAACAGTATCATCAGCACCATCAGAAGTAATGCTAAGTGTGAGTTCATAAGGAACTCCAGTTAATCCATTTCGTTCTAACTGGAATTTGAAGAGTGCTTCTTTTAGAATATCAACTTGAGTTACTCCTTGATTTGAAGCATTAAAAAATCCACTTGCTAGTATTCTTCCATCAGTAACAGAAGTTCCTGTGATATTATATTGAACTGAACTATCACCACCAGCACTCACCCAAGAACCGCCATTCACAGTTCCACTTGCTCTCACCTGCCACCCATAAGCACCAGTAGAAATCGGCATCATAGAAATTGCTGTAAGAATTATAATAGCATCTAAATTAGTTGTTTTCAAACGCAATCCAATTACAGGATAGTATGTTCCAGCAGTTCCTAATGTTCTGGGAGTATTAACTGGAATGTTAACTGCTTGCTGTAATCCACGAAGATCATAACCACCTTCAGAAATTACAGTAGAACAAATCTGCTTGAGTGTGCTTAAACTTGTAGTTATTCCGGTATTTGCAATCTCATATCTTAAAGGTAGTGATGCTGTTGTAATATAAGTTGATGTGATTAAGTTTGCATGATGGAATGAATGACAGTGAATAAACTTCCCATCAACTACAAAACCCAACCTAACTGTTCCAACTCCCAACCATTCAATATCCATCCACAAAATTTGTGCTTTGGAAATATCTAATGTAATGCCTGATGGATTGAGA